TTTTGCTTTCTTATATAACGCATTTTCATTGCGTCAATATAACGAAGTTCCTGAATACCTTCTTCAGGTTTCTTCAGATCGATAATTTTATGATAATAAAGTCTTCCATCAATGTACCAGTTACGGTAAATTTCATGTGCTTTTTTATCAAAATCCAATAAATCTAGAATGTGCTTGAATTCTTGTCTGATAGATTTCTTAATGCCATCACTAGCATTAAGGTTCGAAAGTTCAATCTCAACAGGACTATCGTTACTATCAGAAACGATCGCTTCATTTACAATATCTTCAATCGCACTATCACATTCTGGATGAAGTGCCATCTCACGATATCTCTTGATGAGATCAAACTCAGTTTTATATACTCCTTCAATATCTACATAAGAACCAAAAAAACCACTGCTCATATAGTGGTCAACCCCGTCCTCATTTGACTGAGGGACGGGGGAAACTACCGTAGGTGAGAGTGGTTCAGTATCCTCAATAGAGAACCCAAATAATTTGGACATTATTAAACTCTAAACTGTATCTCTACTATTTATTAGGAGAGAAAATAGAGTTAATCAGAATCCGTTAAGTGTTACGCCGTTCTGATCTGCCTTCGCTGTGCCCTTACCACTATTAGCAGAGATACTTTGAACTGCGAATTCTACTGTGAATTCTTCAATAGTATCACTGGAATCGTAAGAAAGGTCAATAGCAGAAACATTAACTGGGAAGATAGAATGGAAAGTGTACTCTCTCAGAGGTACAACTGCACCTGTTCCACCATTTGCTTCACTGTATCTACCATTAGCATAACCTCTACCCAATTGATAGACATATGCTTCTGCCATGTAAGCACCGGGGCTTGTTGCACCAGTGTTATCATCAAGTTTAGCGATGCTATTCATCCAAACTTCAAATTTGGTTCTGAGTGTGAAACTCTCATCATTAATGACAGTGATAGTCCAGTTATCAATGGTTCTGTCACCAGCAACCTTCAGAGTACGACCTCTGAAAGGAACATCGATAGAAGCGATGTTGGATGCTGGTAACTGTGCTGCTTTGCAGAGAAAGTTTAACTCTGTTTGATCTCCATCGCCCCAATCGATATCTGGGATACTATTAAGAGCAGATGCTGGGAAAGCTGGAATTGCTACCTCAAATAGATTTGGTCTTGCTCCTCCACCTGCGAGTGCAGATTTGAATGTGGAGAGTGTGCGTAAGTTTGACATTTTTAGAAATCCTCCGTTGTTTTATAATTTAATGATCAAACTCTACCAGCGACTTCCTGGAAACTTGCTCCAGTACGTGTGGCAACGAAAGTAAGTGTAATGAAGTTAATCGACTTAGCAGGCTTCAGGAAAATGTCTGCTCTAAACTCATTATTATCAATAACATCTGGTGTGTTATTTGTGTCATCGCAAATTACGAGGAAGTCAATCAGTCCTCTCTTTGCTTGAACATCACGGAGGAATGGTTCAACAATATTCTTAAAGTTTGCTCTTGTCAAATCATCGTTAAGTTCAAAGAGTTGTGCCTGTGCTGCTCTCTCAAGTGATTGCTCAATTGTGAGGAACAAGCGACGAACATTGATTCTGTCGAATGCAGAGGCATATGCAAGTGCAGTCTTATCACCGAAGAGGAATGTTCCAGCGCCAGCGGATGTGATGAAGGAGTTGATTCTCTTAGGATAGAGACGATCTCTCTGAGCCTTGGATGGGTTGTAAGCAAGCTTGACAGCGTTATTAATAACACCTCTTTGCTGACCTGCTGGTGAGAACCATGGATAAGAATTCAACGAAGTTCTTGCCATCATTCCAGCAACATCTGGGTTGCATGGGATATAACGGAACTTGTTATTGAAACGATCAAAGGTGTACTTATAACCAGAGTCAAATACTGCATAAGAAGAAGATGCCAAGGGACTGAAGTAATTAATCAGATTAGTAGTCTGAGTTTCAGTATTGGTAATGTTTACAACATTTGCTCTGTGTGGTCCAATCGTAGCCATACAATCTGTTCTTTCTCCTGCGAGAGAAATCAGATAGTTTGCTTTTGCTTGAGATTGTGCTTCGGTATCGCAACCAGGACCCATGATCAGGAAATCAACTTCAACTTCATCTTTGTTACCAAAGAGTCCATATGCAGAGATGAGTTTTCCAAGATCTGCTTTATAACCTGTTCCTCCAGTACCATAATCCTTACCACCTGCGAAGGTGTAAGTTTTATTACCGATTGAAAGGAATTGCTTGCCTTGTGCAACACCGGCAATGTCACTTGTGTCTGCGGTGAAAGATGCAGATTTTACTCCGGTATATGCCGTAAAACCAGTTGCGGTTGGAGTAGTGCTATGAACAGTATCAATAGCGGCAAGAGGATTCTTACCAGCATAGATGTTGGTTGAGAAGTCTCTGATATAATCCTTGTAGTAAATCTTTTGAGGAGCATTTACTGCTGATACAGCATCAGATGCTTTCGAAAGACCAGTGTGCTTTTCAAGGATATTTCCCTTGATTCCGGTTACATCTCCATTGTCATCAACAACTGCGATATGCAGTTCATCATTATGTCCTTGTCTCCCATCTGCATAAACACTTGTTCCTGGTTTTGGAGCAAGAGTCTTCCAGTATACAGTGGCGTTTGTAAGACCTAATGTTTGCTGGTCATACCAGTCAACTGTACTTGTTGGAGTTACGCCTGCTGTAACATTACCTGCATTAGAGGTAAAGAACAGAGTATCAGCAGTGTCGAAAGAGGAGAAAGCATCGCCTTCTGCATAATCGATTCTTGTTTCTGTTCCTGCGGAGTCTACTCTGGAAACAATCTTAACATCAACGGAACTTGCGGTTCCAGATGCTGCGGTGGTAACTCCGGTGACGATTGCCTTCAGATATCCAGTGAAGGATGAAGTTCCACCAGTGGATGCGTTAGGAATAACACCAGAGATTGCTGCAGTAACGCCCATTCCGACTGTAGCACCTAAACCGGCAAGTCCAAGGTTGCTACCTGCACTGTTTGTCGAAATTCCGATTGTTTGGTCTGCAAGGTCATCGATGTAGCAAACTTTCAGTCCATCTGCCCAAGAACCTGGATTCTTAGCAGCATAGTAGAAGTCAGTTGCAGATTCGTAGTTGTTACCGTAGTCGTCGTAGTTCTTAATCTTCAGTGTAGTTGTTGCTGCAATTCCTACACCGGCATTTGAGTTCTTCAGATCGTCATCGTCTGCTCTTACTACCTTAAGAACACCACCATATGAGAGGTAGGACGATGCACTCATCCAATACTCGTAGTGACTATCTTCTTCCTTTGGTTCTCCGAATACAGACAGAAGTCTTTGTTCTGTAGGGATATTAACTACCTCTTCTACAGGTCCAATTTCAAATGGAGCAGCAATTGCACCAATATTATCTAAAACATTATCAGCTCTTCCTACTGTTAGGTCAACCTCCCTTACCAGTACTCCAGGAGATAATTGAGGAGTCGCCATGTTTGTTTCTCCGTGATCTCAGTTTATCTGAAAATATTTATTAAAAGGTTACTTTTCACAGGGGAAACATGACGTGAACTACCAATCTGGGTATTCCCATAAGTTACTTGACTTCTTACTGTCCATAATTCTTTTGATGGTACATTCTTTACACTCATAAGAATATGATGATGCTACTGCTCCCCTATCTTTTCTTGTTCTATAGAAACAATCAACTAAGTTTTTTGTTTCACCACACTTCTTACAAGTCCTATCTTGTAGTAGGAGATGTCCCAACTTAAACTGTCCATCTAAATCCATTAACGATATTCCCACATGTGTCCCATATCACCATACTCATCTGTAAACCATCTATCACCCTCTTTATCAACAAAACTAGTATCATCTAGTCCATCATCCATAAATCCAAATGGTGCCATATCTTGTTCTATCTGGTCTTTTTGATCTTCATATAATCTTTTTCTTACGTCTTGATCTGTAAGTTCTTTGAAGTAGTCCATCTGGACCAACCAAGCATAGATTACTAAACACATAGCAAGGTCATCATTACAACCCTCTTCTGCTTCGAAGGAGTTTCTCTTTGATATAAACGTGGTCAACTCAGAGATTATTTCATAATCGCAGAATATGAGTTTATCTTCTTCAATCAAAGTTTTAAGATTGAGTGCTCCAACTTTTTTAACAGTCTTGGACATCTTCACGCCAAGTTGAGTTTTCTTACCAGAGAAACCCTGACCAACAATCTGACCAGCTCTACCTCTCATAGAACACATCAATAGGTTCTGATATTCCAAATCATACTGAATAATACTTGCTACTTGGTCCCCAATATCATTCACTTCACATAGAATGAAAGCACTGTTATAGTTCTTTGCCACTTCATAGATGATATTTGGAAACAACATTGGTTTGATTTCGTTGTTTCTATATTTCGCAACTAATCTATGTGGAAACTGTGTAATATCAACAACTATAAATGCTGAATAATCTTCACCAACTCCTCTTGCTACGTCAACTGTCATCACATAATCATGACCTTTTTCAACCGGAGCATATACGTCAAGTCCAGCATTTCGAGTCTGTGGGTTATCATATACCATCGACTTCAACTTGCTTGGAGCAATCAAAGTATCGACAGATCCTAAGAACTCACATTCAAACTCAACTTTGAATTGTTGTTCTGATGTATTGGCAATTGTCTGATCTTTCCATACAGCATCTCTACCCGGAACTTCTGACCAGTGAACATCTGTCGGAACATATTCATTCTTGTTTCTTTCTGCATCATGCCACATACGGTAGAAATGATTCATACCGTGCGGTGTAGATACAATAATAACCTTTGTATTTTTACCAGAGGTAATCGTAGGATAAACCGATGCAAAGAATGAGTCTGCTACGTGATTTGGAACGAACGCAAACTCGTCTAGGAATAGAATATTAAATGACATACCCCGAACAGCACTTGCGGAAGTAGATGCTGCTAAGATTTTAGAACCATTATCAAGTTCTAGAGAACCTCTGTTCCATACAAGCACACCCTGCTGCATCCACTTAGGAAGATTCTCATAAGCAGTCTGTAATCTATTAAGTAGTTCTCTCGCAGTCGCTGCTTTGTTTGCTAGAATACCAATATTCACACTATCATTAAAGATAGCATAATGGAGAAGATAAGATACCACAGTGGTTGATTTACCAGTCTGTCGTGGCATCTTACAGATATTGAATCTGTTATTGTGAAAATTATTAATTAATTTTTCTTGAAAATCATATGGATGAAACTGAGTTAATCCTTCATCAAGAGAAACAA